TCCGTAATTGAAGCAATGGAGTCTGATAAAAATTATCATCAAAACTTTGAATCAATTGAAGACTCTGCAAAAGATTTAATCAACTATTCTTCATTTATCGCAGCGTATTGCCGCGGTGGTATTGAAGGTCAAGATGGAACAAAAGACTTTTTGAATCGAGAAAAAAACGCAGAACCTTATACAGCTGAAGAACATTATAACTTAAAGGAGAAAGTTAGTGATTGATGTTGAACCAATGTGGCAACTATTGAAATGGACATTGATATTAGTAATAGCATTATGGATTATAAATGGCACAAGAGATATTTAGATCTTGCTAGGCAAGTTGCTTCTTGGTCTAAAGACCCATCAACACAATGCGGCGCAGTATTCGTTGGAGAAGCTGGACAAGTTTTATCACAAGGATATAATGGTTTTCCTCGTGGCATTGAAGATGATGAACAAGATTATTTGGATCGTAGCGTGAAATACGAAAAAATTTGTCACGCAGAAATGAACGCGATTTACAACGCTTGTAGAACGGGCGTATCATTAAAAAATTCAACTGCTTATGTCTTTGGACTTCCATGTTGTCATGAATGTGCAAAAGCAATGATACAAGTTGGCGTAAAAGAAGTTGTGATGAATGAATCAAGCGATCCACGTTGGAATGAATCATGCACAACTGCAAGAAATTTATTAGATGAAGCACAAGTAAAAATCACTTATATATAATACTATGGCAAAAATTAAATTAACAATAGAACCTAACGAGGTTTATTTTAAAAAAACTACAAACTACGAACTCAGCGTTGATGGTAAACCTTTAACGATTCGTGTTGAAGAAGATTCAAATGAAGGACACATCCATTATAAACATAATGATGGTTGGAGCGAAGAACCACCTGTGTGGATCCGTGAAATTGGTGAAGACGATTGGGGAGATCTTATTTTCGAAAGAACCATTTGGGAAAATTTAAGCGGAATGATAGTTGATGAAGAAATCGAGACGGAAGAAGAAAATGATTGAGATAGAATTTACAATAGCATTATTCGTAGCGTTAGCAGTTGCGATATGTTATCTAATGACTTTATGAAAAAAGTAGCGATTATAATGGGCCGCGGCATTGAAGGTTGCGGAGTGACTAAATTTACACTTGAACAATGTAAGTATTACGAACGTAATGGATATACATATAAAGTGTTTGCGTCTAAAGATAAATCTTGGACGAGAAAGAATGCTCACAATACTGACAACATCCATCAACTTAAATTTGCAAAAGATGAAGAAGTTGATGCGATGATTCAAGAAATCAATGCAAGTGATGTTGCAATAATTAATTCGCTTCCTGCATTAAGCTTAAAGGAAGAAGCAATTGAAAACTTTAAAAGAATGTTAAACGAAATTAAAGTACCTATTGCTTTAATACAACATGACCATGCGATGCAATCTATAAGACGTAATGGTGCATTAGACGAAGCTATTGAAAAGGCTAATATTATATTTGTTCATTCAACAACAAACGATTTTGCAAAATATGCAGGTGAAAAAGTAGGAGGTAGTGTTACACTATTTGGTGAAAAAGAAGGAACACCTATTGTAGCATTTCAACCAGGCATGTATTTCGACGAAGTAAAAGAAAGGTATTGGAAAGAATCTTGCGAAGATCAACGCCACCATAAGTGGATTGGTAGAACTACATCTTGGAAAGGTTACATCGAAATGTTTAAGTACCATAACAACTACTTAATGCCAAACGATATGCTTACGACTTATGAAGGTATTGAACGTTCACCTGCCTTTTTAGGATTTAGAGAATTATCTGAATTTGAAAACTTACTCGCCGAAGACCCTAACGAATACGATTTATCAGAATCGTATGGCTCACATGTTCAGGTATTTGGTCCATACGTTCAAGAAGAAATGCTTGAAAGAATGTCAAAAGTTGGATTTGGATATCAACTTTCAAGAATGAAACCTCATTTTATTCAAAGGTCTATAGAATATACTCATTGTGAAGTAGTATGCACAGGAACAATACCAGTATTTAATAAAAGGTATGGTGATGCTTGTACTCATCGACACTTTGGAGGAAAACTTTCAGAACACGAAAACTCTGGAACCATTTGGTTTGATGAAAATAATTTTGATGAAACACTTATCCAAATGTTAGAACTTTACGATAACCCTGAAAAACGTGATAAAATGAGAAATGATGCTTATGAGTTTTATAAACTACACCAAGACGCATCTTATACGTTTAAAGATATAATGGAGAATATAAAAAATGTCATATAGTTACGCATCATGTGTGCCACTTATCGGTGGTGAAACTTTAGCAATGGAAAATGTATTTGGTTCAAAACCATTATACGTTATGTCATACGAAGCTTTTGGAGCCAATGATTCACAATTGATGGAACACTACAATCATTCAATGCCTTATCAAACACTTGATAATTTTACAGGTCATTTACGTGAAGTTGATGTAGTTAATACAGTATGTCCTTGTGCTGGTCTATCCTCGCTAAGTCCGTCTTCTTCTACAGACAATAAAGCAAACGATTGGATGGTTGAATCTGCAAAGTATGTACTAAGTCATGTAAAACCAAAATGTTTTTGGGGTGAAAACGCACCAAGATTAGCATCTAAAATGGGTGAACCTATTGTGAAAAAGTTACGCGCTATTGCAAGAGAAAATGGTTACGTAATGTCACTTTACAAAACAAAATCAAAACTTCATGGTTTAAGTCAAACACGTGACAGATCTTTCTACTTCTTTTGGAAAGGTAATCGTATTCCACATATGAGTTTTTATCATCGTCCTTATGAAAAGATTGAAGATACTATTTTAAACGCCTTTGTTTCAGAAGACGATCCAATGAATGAATTGACAAATAAAACTAAGCCTTCTGATAATCCTTTTTATAGATATGTTTTAGAAGAATTAGAAGGTGGTATTACACATAAAGAATTTCAACAAAAAATCGATAGAACAATTAATCCTCTTGATTATTTAGAAAATCGCGGAATTAAATACGATGAAGTTGCTGAATGGATGTCAGCAAATGGATATGATAAAGAAGCTGAAAGATGCGTGAAAATTCATAAGAAACTTGAAGCGGGAGGTAATATTATGAGAAAAACAACTGAAATACCAAAAGACTACATTGGTGCTTTTGTTGGCCACATGCCTACATGTTTAACACATCCTGTTGAAGACAGATATCTTACTATACGTGAATGTTTGGCAATTATGAAAATGCCAAGCGATTTTCAACTTCAAGGTGGAAGAAAAAATTTAAATATGATTTGTCAAAATGTACCAGTTACAACTGCCAAAGATATGGCTCAAAATATCTACGATTGGTTGGAAGGAAAGTTAGATACAAAAGAAGCCGATTTTGCGGTTTTCGACAATAAAACAAGAACTGTACATTACGAAGAAACCCCTCAAACTATAGAATCGTTTATTTAGTGTACAAATAACGAAACTTATGTTATAATATATAGATTAATAAAGGAAAACTATGTCACTATTAGATAAATTAAAAAAATCAAGTCGAGTCACAGGTACAGATATACTTGCAGATTCGAAACTATTCGGTGAAAAAGAACTCACCACAACCGCGGTGCCAATGGTAAATGTTGCGCTGTCAGGTTCTCTTGATGGAGGTTTAGCTTCAGGCCTTACTGTTTTAGCAGGTCCAAGTAAACACTTCAAAACATCATTTGCGTTGCTTATGGCATCCGCATATTTGAAAAAACATAAAGATGCAGTATTGCTATTTTATGATTCAGAATTTGGTTCACCACAATCTTATTTCGAAGCATTCGATGTAGATACAAGCCGTGTACTTCATACACCTGTAACTAATATTGAAGAACTCAAATTTGATTTAGTCAATCAACTTAACGAAATCGATCGTAAAGATCGTGTTATTGTAATTATTGACTCAGTTGGTAATATTGCTTCTAAGAAAGAAGTTGAAGATGCTATGAATGAAAAGTCTGTTGCGGATATGACACGTGCAAAAGCGCTTAAAGGATTATTCCGTATGATTACGCCAATGCTTACATTAAAAGATGTACCATTAGTTGCGATTAATCACACTTATATGGAACAAGGTTTATTTCCAAAAGCAGTTGTTTCAGGTGGTACAGGTGTAATGTATTCAGCAGACAACGTATGGATTATTGGTCGTCGTCAAGATAAAGTTGGCACAGAAGTTGTAGGGTATGACTTTGTAGTTAACGTAGAAAAGTCACGATTTGTAAAAGAAAAATCAAAAATTCCTATTTCAGTTTCTTGGGAAGGTGGTATCGAAAAATGGTCAGGTCTTACCGAAGTTGGTTTAGAAATGGGCTATGTTATCAAACCAAAAAATGGTTGGTATCAAGCGATAAATCCTCAAGATGGCAGTGAACTTTCTGGTAATGTGCGTATGAAAGACACACTAAAGAAAGAATTTTGGGATAACATATTCGAAAATACAAACTTTTCTTCTGCAATTCAAGAAAGATACAAAGTTGCGTATGGTTCAATTCTCCAAGAAAAAGAAGATTCATGATACATCCATTTGAATTTGTAGAAAAGCCTGATAGCGATCTTTATTCGATTAAACTTGTCGATGGACCGTATGAAGGAGTAATATATACTTATGGACAAGTAAATCTAACTGAAGATGAAGCTAACGACATGTTAAACGTTAAATTCAAATTCAAAATAGAAGAAGTTCCTAATAATTTAAATGAAGTAGAATTAAATGACAGCTCAGACTTTAAAAATTGTATGGGCAATATTTTAACAGGATTGATTGAAGAAAAAATACAGAATGACGAATTTACAAACGCTAATACTGAAAACGATAACAGCTGATGAAGAATATTGCAGAAAAGCATTACCTCATCTAAAGGCAGAATATTTTGAAAATGAACATAAACCTGTTTACGAACTAGTTTTAAAGTTCTTACAAAAATACAATAAACTTCCTAATTCAGCAGCACTTGATGTTGAGTTTCAAAAGTCAGATTATATAAATAAAAGTAATCGCAATGAAATTCATAATCTCATAGTTGAATTGAATAATAATGAGGAAGTGGAACGAGAATGGCTACTGAACTCGACCGAGGAATGGTGTAAGC